AATAAAAATGGACATAAAACCTTTTTTAGATAATTTTAGAAATTATAAATATGAATTTGTTAATGAAAAAATATCTGAAGCAATAAAATTAAGTGTTAAATTATTATTCCCAAATTTAAATTCCGACGATTCTGAAGTTTTATATCTTTTTTCTAAAAAAATTATAGAGAAAATATCATTGTATAACTATTTTGATAATAAAGATGAAAAATTTATTTTTCAGTGGCTACAAAATAATTATCGAGATATTAAGGGAGTAATTTTAATATTAATTCCATATATTAATGATAAAGATAATGGTTTCTTGTTAAAAAGTATGACCGATTTAAATCAGTTTTTTTACGCAAATCCTACTAAATATATTCCAAATAATTTACTAAATGAAAATCGTAAGGGCCTCTTGAAAACTGATTTTAAATTTAGTAATATGGCGATTGGATTATTAAGTTACGATAGTGATAATTTATTGCAATTATATGAAGATAATAAAAAGTTAATTTATAGATTAATCATTAATAATTATTCTATTTTATTAAAAACATTACAAATTATGAACGGTAAATATTATATTAATTGGATAAATATTGTTCCCATTTTATTAGATAATTATCAAAGTTCTACTATCTATAAGAAAACTATACAAGGATTGATAGACATTCAACCTCTTTTAAATTCACCAGATAATTTTCAAGATTTTTTTGGAAATTATTATGGATTATGGTTTGGAGATATTTATAATGTAATTAAACACCGACTTTATGAAGATGTTAAAGCTATTAAATTTTTAATTTTTCCTTATAGAAATGCAACTGGACAACAATTTTATTTAATACAGTATTTTAGGTTAATTTTCAATATTAGCTTATTTTTTAATTTTGAAAGTTTTGATGATTTGTTATTAGAAGATAAAATTCAATTTGAAAAATCTATTAAACTTGAAATTATAAAAGCGGGTAATATAAATATTACTTTTGATATTTGGAAACAAATAATTTTATTTTTATGTAATGATTATAGTTTAAGATTGGTAGTGGAAGAAAACATTAAAGAGGATTTTTCTAAATTTTCTTTTAAACCTACCTTAAAACAAAGTGATTTTAAAGATGAAGTAAAGATTGATGAAGATTATTCTGATGAAATTCGTAAAAAGTTAAATAATATTAAAAATCAAGATGTTATTGACTTTTTAAATAAAGTAGATATTAAGCATATTTGGAATTTCTTACATCAAAGTTTTAGAAAATTAGAGAATACTTTTTTTAGGGATTTTTTGTTAATAAAGAATGATAACAAAGTAGAAATTACAGATAAATACTATTACAAAGAAACAAAGCTAAGTTTAAAAAATATTTATAATATAGCCAAGTCAATAACCCATTATACAAGTGGAGATGAATGGTTATCTTATGACAATCACTATGTTTCATTTGATATTCCTACTCAAATAGAATTTTTAAAGAGATTTTTAGGAGTGGATTATACTTGGTTAAATCTTAGAAATAACATTAGAAAAGAATATGGGGATATTGACTATGATACCAAAATAGACGAAATAAAAGAAGAATGGGATAAAATTAAAAAAAATTTAATTTTTGAAATATTGGTTAAAAATGGCCTATTAAATCAATTTGATGTTGACTTAAATTTAACGGATAAAAGATTAAATAGTTCTGGTAAAAAGAAACTACTGGCAGAAAAATTAAAGAAAAATAAATATGAAGAAGCTTATTATTATTTAACAAATGATAAATTTAAAAATTTAAAAAATATTAGATTTGGTGAGAAAAGAACATTAGTTAGTTATTTTAAATTATTAGAAGAAGACCAACTGTGGTATACTTTCTACGCTATGGATTGGTTAGCTCAAATAAATTTTTTTAATCATTATATAAATTTAAGGGTAATGTACGTGACAGGTGCAACCGGACAAGGTAAATCAACCCAAGTTCCAAAATTATTGATATATGCTTTAAAAGCTTATGATTTTAATAACACTGGAAAAGTAGTTTGCACTCAACCGCGTATTACTCCAACCAAAGGTAATGCTGAAAGAATATCTGAGGAATTAGGTTTACCTATTAACCAAATATCTGAAAAAGGACAAGATAAAGATAGATTAGATAATTTTCATGTTCAAGTTAAATATTCAGAAGATAATCATATTAGAAATAATTGCCCTCATCTAACTTTAAAAATTTCTACAGACGGAACCTTATATGAAGAAATTATTAAAAATCCTATGGTGAAAGAACAAATTTATCAAAAAGGAAGACAAAAATTTGTTTATGGTTTTAAAAATATTTACGATGTAGTTATTATCGATGAATCTCACGAACACAATACCAATATGGATATGATTTTAACTCTAATGAGACAATCGTGTTTTTATAATAATTCACTTAGGTTAATAATTATGTCTGCTACAATGGACGATGATGAACCAGTTTATCGCTCATATTATAATTGTATAAATGATGCTGTATTATATCCAATAAAAATTTTTTCAGAATTAAGAAATCCAATTTTTTTAGATAGACGTTATCATATCTCTCCGCCTGGTGAAACAACCCAGTATATTGTTACAGAATATTATGATGATAATATTGAAGATATCAAGATACCTGAGAAAAATATACAAGAAAAAAATATACATGAAAAAAATATACATGAAAAAAATATACATGAGAAAGAGATATCGGAAAAAATCCAAAAGACTAGTTATAAAAAAGTATTAGAAATCTGTCAAAAATATCCAACAGGTGAAATATTATTATTTTCAACTGGTGAAAGAGAAATTATAGAAGCTGTTAAAGAATTAAATCAATTTTTACCTCCGGGAGATGTTGCTTTGCCCTATTTTTCAAAATTAAATACAAAATATAAAGATTTTATTGAAAAAATAGACAAGAATATAAGTTATATTAAAAATAAAAAAGAAAGAATATATTTGGAATGGGGGAGTGATTACATTGAAGATTCAACAGTTATGGAAGGAACTTATAAAAGAGCTATTATTATAGCTACCAATGTAGCTGAAGCTTCCGTGACTATCCCGAGATTAAAATTTGTAGTAGATAATGGTTATGCTAAAGTTAATTCATATGATAATAATATTAAAACAAGTGTTTTACACGTTGAAAAAATATCAGAAGCTTCTAGAATTCAGAGAAAAGGTCGTGTCGGAAGACAATCAGATGGGACAGTTTATTTTTTATATCCAAAAGGGAGTAGAGAAAAAATAAGTTCAAAATTTAATATTACTCACGAAGACCCATCGGATTTACTTTTAAAATTATTAATTGAAAATGTTAATGAAGAATACATTATTCAGGAAGAAATAAATCCAAATTTTAAAAATGGACTATTTTATAAATTAACTAGTAATTTTAATAAAGAAAATAAACTCGATAATCTTACTCCCATTAAAAATAATTTATTGAACATCTTATTTAAACAGCATTCTATTAAAAACAATCTAATTAACCCGACACTATATTTTTCAGTTTTTCCAGATATAATTATGAAAAACGATTCATTAAATAGAGGAACAAGTGGTCAACCAATAGTTAATCTTTTGGATTTGAAAGGAGATTTTTATATAATTCATCCATTTGAAAATGATATCGTTAGAAATATTCGTAATGAAATTATTTGCTTTAAAAAAATAGAAACCCAAGACATTCCACAATATTTTTTTAATGATTATTTAAGTGAATTACAACGTAAAATGCTAGTTATTGATATTAATTATGACCCATCACCAACTTATCAATTTGCTAATACTGATATTTTAAAAACAAATTTAAATGTAAAAGTTAGAGAATTACAAAAAGCAGTTTCCAGTAATGATTTTACAATTAATGATTATTTAACAATTTTTGCTTCTATTGGTTTCGGATGTTATGAAGAAGTATTAGTACTTTTAGTAATGATTAAAAATTTTGAAAATGTTAATGAAGATATAATTGGCTTATACAATATTTATAAAATATTAAAAGCTAGTCATTCCAATCTATTAATATTTAAAATTTTAAATAATCCAAAAGAAATAAATAAATTTGATGATATTATAAGTATTGAAATTAAAAAATTTAAATTAACAAAAAAGAACGAAGATATAAAATTATTGGATTTATTTAAAAAGTTATTTAATTCTGGAAATTTAGAAAACAAGAAAGGGATAAATGAAATAAAAAATTATTATTTGTTAGAAAGAATTAAAAATAATTTATTTCAAAATCTTGGAATTAATAATCCATTAAATAATTTTTTATTAAAATTATCTGAGATAGTATTATCTATTTTAACATTAGAAAGAAACTTGGAAACTGATTTTGATGAAGTATCTCCGTTGTTATGGATGGATGATTATAAGTCAAGTTTTCGCTCCATTTTAAAAACAGATAATATTGAAGAAAAAATTTTAAAAAGTTTTATTATAGGTAGACCTCAAAATTATGCCATTAAAATAAATAATGGTAATTACTATAATTTAGCTTTTCCAGGTTTGTATGGAATTATTCCTTATAAAAAGCCAAATAATATTTCTTCAACTAATTTATTATTTTATTATGATTATAAAAAAGGAAAAGATATAAATATAGAATTTGGGATATATAATAGTGTTCCATTAGAATATTTTGTATCTTGTTTACCACAAATTTTTAATAAGATATTTTTTAAGAAAGAAATTATAATAAAAAGTATGAATGAAGATAGTTTCAAATTAAATTATAATATTATTAATATTAATAGTCCATTTTATGATTATATAATTAATTATATTTATAATAATACTATTTATGTTTCTCCGTGGGAAGGTCCGTGTGATAAAGAAATATTAAATATATTTTTTAGAAATTTAAGGAAAAAATTGGTAAATCAAAAATAAATTTTTTGTTAGTAATTGCCATTATAAAAAAATTGGCATTCTCAAAAATAAATTTTTGATTCAGCAATTGCCATTATAAAAAAATTGGCATCCAAAAAATAAATTTTTTGTCAGCAATTTTTTAATTTTTTTTTCTTTCATAAAAAAAAATAAAAAAATTGATAAAATAATCTTTTTAAGTACTTAAACCAATAGTATGGCAAATCATTCTATAAAGTTAATCAATGAAATTGCATCATTAAATGATAGCAAAAGATATAGTGATTGCACTGGTTTTATCGTTAAATTTGAAAGTAAAAAGTTTATCGTATCAGTGCATCATTTCTTACCATTAATTTCAACATATTTGAATATTAATTCTGAAAAAATTAAATTAAATAAAATAAAAGATATTTATTGGAATGAAATAAATATCTTTGAGTTTTCCGATTCTAAATTTTTCCTAAATACAAAAATTATTAAAGATTTAAAAACGAGGTTTATTAAACCTGGTCAAACAATTAAAATAGAAATTAAAAATAAATTTGAAAAATTTCCCAGTGTTGATTATCAAGTTATTGCACTAAATCCTTTATCAAAGTTACGAGGAATATATATGAGATTTTATATTGGAGAGTATAAGGATGATGAAAATTTAAAGATATTCAAAGGCTTATCTGGTTCTCCTGTTTTTTCAAATGAGGACTTTTTAATTGGTCTTTTTTGTAAAATTCAAATTATAGATAATCGTATTTTCGGTTTAGTTTTACCAACAATTTATATTATCAAATCAATTATAAAAAATGATTCTCAAAGTTTGTATTCCATTAATTTGGATTCTTATGAAAATTTAAAAATTGGTAATTACGATATTCTGAAAGAAGAAGAAGTTTATCATATTTATTATCCGTCAATAAGTCATAAAATTCCAATAGATATTTTTCATACTTTGGAAGGAGATGACGATAAGTTTTTACAAATTAAAAATCCAGAAATAAGTTCTTTAAGATATATGAAAAACGAAAACTTTGATATTAGCCTTAATATTCAAAAAAATTCAGAAAATCAGTTTAAACTAAATACTGGATTTTTATCTTTGTTATTTTCCTATGGATATAAAATGGAATTACAAAACATTGTCCAAAAATATTATAAAACGGATGTCGCGCTTGATAATATTTGGATTAAAATTTAAATTTTATGAATTTTTTTAATAATAGATTTCTCTTGATTGCTTAATTTAGGTCCCAGTTTATTGACATTGTCAATTTCATTTACTGAATAAGGTTTATATTTTATTTTAACTTCTGTTTCAGTTATTGTTGTGTTATCTACTAAATCAGTTAAATATCTGTCTAAACTATCTATTGTTTCATCTGATAATAAATTCATATTGAAAAATATTCCGTTTCTATTTATTGAGATTTCTTTACCTAATTCGTTTTGTATAATATTAAAGATATTTACAAAATCTTTTTTATCTTTTAGTTTTGATATTTTTAAAACAAGTTTTCTTCTAAAACTAGAAGAAAATTTTCTTGTATTGGAATCTTTATCCATTAATTTTACTAAATAATTTAGTTATTGGACTGGCGAAAAATGTAAGTTTAATTCGTTTATAATCTAATAAATTAAACAAAATTTATAAAAATAAAATCTAAAACAAAATAATATGCCAATAAAGGAAAAAAAAATTAAATTAGTAAAGGATTATTCTTATCCAAATCCAACTGATCCAGAACTATTAACGAAAATTTTTAAAAAGAGAGAATTTTATTACCATAAAGTTCCTGACAGACCAAAGATGGAAACATATGAAGAAATAGAAAAATACAGAGATAAAAATTGTAAAGAAGGAGATGTTGTACCAAGAGAACAACAAGCAATTGTTCCAAATTTTATTTCAACAAATACACCTTATACTGGATTAATTTTAATGCACGGAACGGGTTCTGGTAAAACAGGTAGTGCTATTTTAATTGCGGAACAATTTAAAGAACAAATTAAAAAATATGGAACTAAGATTTTTGTTATTGTTCCTGGACCTAATACCAGAGATAATTTTAAAAATGAAATCTTAACTTGGACCGGTGAAACTTATTTGAAAAATAAGAATATTCTTAATCAAATGACAAAAATGGAAAGGGATAGAGAATATAAAATTGCTCTTTACGCTGCATCTCAATATTATAAAATCATGTCATATAAAACTTTTTATAAAAAGGTTTTGGGTGAAAAAATAGTTGAAAAAAAATTAGTTGGTGATAACAAAATTAAAAACTCTTATAAAAAAAATACTGAAGGGGATTTTGAAAGAGAATTAGTTGTGGATAGAATTAATAATATGGATAATTCTTTATTAATTGTGGATGAAGCACATAACTTGTCAGGAAATGAGTATGGAGAAGCGTTAAAGAAAATTATTAAAAATTCTCAAAATTTGCGTGTGGTATTATTAACGGCTACTCCAATGATCAATTTAGCAGATGAAATTGTTGATTTATTAAATTTTATTAGACCAGAAAATGACCAAATACCTAGAGATAAAATTTTTACAGGTAACAAAAATTATCAAATGAAGTTAAAACCAGGCGGTTTAGATTATTTAAGAGAGAAAGCAAAAGGTTATATTAGTTTCTATCGCGGTAACATTCCTTATACTTTTGCCAAAAGAGTTGAAAAGGGAAAAGTTCCCGAAGGCTTGTTGTTTACACCAGTTATAAAATGCTTTATGAATGAATTTCAATATAAGGTTTATTTAAAAACAGAAGAAAATTTAGATGATACTTTAGATAGAACCTCTTCTGCAGCAGCCAATTTTGTTTTCCCAGGAATGAATGACGATAAAAATAATGTTGAAGGTTATTTCTCAACCGAGGGTTTAAATACTGTTTTACAACAATTAAATTCAGATGGAAATAAGTTAAGAGGATTAATTAATAAATATATTTTAAACAATCAATTATCTAGAGTTGAAGAAGAAAATTTTATGATAGAATCAGAAGATAAAAATATTACTGGCAATATATTAAAATTAGAATATTTGAAATATTTTTCAATAAAATTTTATAAAATAATTAAGAGATTAAATAAACTTATTGATTCAAGAAAAGGTCCTTCAACTGCTTTCGTATATTCAAACTTAGTTAGAGCAGGTGGTATGGAGTTATTTGCTGAAACCTTGAGAAAAAACGGATATTTAGAATATAGCGAAGATACTAAAAGTTATGATATTAAAGACGATACGATAGATTATAAAACTGGTAAAACTTTTGCGGACTATAAAAAAGAAAAAAGAACTGATTTTAAACCAGCAGTATTTATTTTAATTACTGGTAGTGCAGATGAAACAGGTGAAGATATATCAGAAGTTAAACAGAAAATTATTAAAGATGTATTTAACAATGCTGATAATATTGATGGTAAAAATATAAAATTATGTTTAGGTTCCCGTGTTATGAACGAAGGAGTTACTTTAAAAAATTGTTCGGAGGTTCATATATTAGATGTTTTTTATAATTTACCAAAAGTAGAACAAGTAATTGGTAGAGCTATTAGAATGTGTGTACATAAAGATTCAATTAATGATAATAATAGATTTCCAAAAGTTAGAGTTTATAGATATGTAGTAGCTAAAAAAGGTGGTTTAACTACCGATGAATTACTTTATAAAAAAGCAGAAGAAAAATATTTGTTAGTTAAAGAGGTGGAAAGAGGATTAAAAGAATCAGCTATTGATTGCCCTTTATTATTAAATGCAAATGTATTTCCAGAAGAAGTAGAAAAATATAAAGGTTGTGTAGAACCTACTATGGAAAATATAAAAGCTAAGAAGAAAATATGTCCAGCCTTATGTGATTTTAAAGAATGTCCATTAAAATGTAATGAAGAAAAATTAAATGAGAAATTCTTTGATAAAAAGAGTGGTAATTTTAAATCATTGCAAAATAATGAAATAGATTATAATACTTTTAACGATGAATTAGCCAGATTTGAAATTAATAGTGTAAAATCCAAAATTAAGGATTTGTTTAGATTTAAACACGTTTATCTTTACGATGAAATTATTAAGGAAATAAAAAGTTCATTTTTACCCCATCAATCCGGATTATTTGATACTTACTTTTTAGACCAAGGATTAGAAGAAATGATGCCTAAATCAGAAAATGATTTTAATAATTTTAAAGATACTGTTTTTGATAAATATAATAGACCGGGTTATTTACTCCAAAAAAATAAATACTATTTATTTCAACCTTTTAATGAAAACGATGATGTCCCAATGTATTACAGAGAAACTATTAATATTGAAAACACCAATCAAGTTTCTTTGAAGAATTTTGTTAAACAGAAATATGGTGATATTAAAAGTAAATTACCTGAAGCTAATAAAGAAGAGAAAACTTCTTCAAAGAAGACGGAAGGTTATGATTTCGAATCAGTAATTGATTATTATGATTCGAGGGATGAAAATTTTGTTGTAGGTATTATTGATAAGAACTATAATAAATTAATTTCAACTGATTTAGATTTGTTTAAAATTAGAGCTCCTATTGGTTTATCGAAGGATAAAAAGAGAGGAACGGGCATACCAACATTAAAAGGAGCTGTTTGTGCAACTTCTAAAGATAAGGATTATTTAATGAGATTGATTAAAAAGATACCCGATATTAATAAGGATGAAATTAATAGAATTAATAAATTAACCCGAGAAGATATCTGTAATGAAATGAAAAATAAGTTATTATTTTTGGAAAAGTATTCAGTTAATGCTGACAAAATAACCTATGTAATGATACCTAAAAATCATCCGTCATTCCCTTTCCCATTTAATTTAGATGATAGAGTAAAATACAACAAAAAAGAAATTAATAAAGTATTAGGAAGAGATGAAGAAATTAAAGTAAATAAATTAAAAGGTGGAGATTTTTTAGGAAAGAAATTTCCAGATTTACCATCTTATGAATTATCTTTCAAGAATGAAAAATATATTACCAAAGAAATTATTAAAGAACTAGAAAAGTTAGGTTTTAGTTTAGAAGGAAAACTATGGAAAAAACAATTAGTTTAATTTTATAATTAAATATTTAATTATAAATAAATGAGTTATTTAACCTCTAAGATTGGCTAAGTTTCTGATGTAGTCAGGCATTTCGTTCTTTACTACAGGGCCAGCTTTTAAGGAGATGTATACGATTATAGCTACTAATACAGAGGATGATAACAAGGAAGTACGGTGTTGTACCATGGTTGAGCGTATTCCACCTAAGATATTTTTAGAATCTTTTAAGGCACATGGAATTAAGATAGATAAAATTAAGTTTACTAAGGAAGCAATTAAGGCAATATAAATGTGTTCGTCCATATACAATTATTAAAGAAAATATATTTTTTTTATATATTTAAAACTAATTTTATTGGCGCGTGGTCGGACCCCAAAATTTCTGTTAATATTAAACTTTTTTTAATTTTTTTTATATATTTTTCTCCAATCAAAAAATAATCAATTCTCCATCCTGTGTTTTTCTTACGACTATTAAATCTATAGGACCAATAACTATATTCTATTTTTTCTGGTTCTAGATATCTATAAGTATCAACAAGATTTGCTTCATTCATTAATTTTTCAAAAGATTCTCTTTCTTCTTTAGTAAAGCCTGCTGTTTTAGTATTTGTTTTAGGATTTTTTAAATCGATAGGTTCCCTTGCTACATTTAAATCTCCACAAATGACTACTGGTTTACTTTTTTGTAGATGAATGATATATTTTCTGAAAGCTGGGTCCCAAGTTTTAGTTCTAAAATTTAATCTTTCTAATTCTGCACCTGAATTGGGTGTGTAAACATGTAATAACATAAACTTTTCAAATTCTAATGTTATCACACGGCCTTCATTGTCTAATTCTTTATCCTCTTCTTTTAACCCGTAAATTACATTAATTGGTTTCTTCTTTGTAAAGATTGCAGTTCCACTATAACCATTTTTTGTTAAACAAGGGCTCCAATAACGGTATTTAAAACCTTTAATGTTTTCTTTCAATTCTTCTTGAACATCAATAAATGGACAGGATATTTTAGTTTCTCCAAAGCAAATAATGGAAGGGTTTTCGTCTTCAATCAATTTATATAATTCGGGTGTTTTCATTGAAGAACGTATACCATTTACATTCCAAGCAATTATTTTCATTATTAATTATTAGATATATTTATTAGAGAAAAGTTTATCATTTTTTCTTAATTTAAAGAATTATAGATATTTAATCTAATGAGCGATGATATCAATGATAACAAACCTAATAATAAACCAATTCATAAAAGAACAGGTTTACCGATTAATTTTATGCCCCAATTGAAAAGACAAAAATTTATTTATTTAGATGAGGATATTAGTTTACTAGATGATTTTAATTTACCTATAGATGAAGAAATTAAAGAAGAAAAGATAAAAGAATTTGTTAATGTAGAATTTAAAGTAAAATCGATTGAAGATATAATTGAATTGGGTAAAACTTATGACGATACTAAAGAATATAATATTGATATGAAAATGTTAAAAAATCTTGTAGAACCTTTAACAGAATTAAAAAATTTAATTGGAATGAGAAAAGTTAAGAAAGAGTTATTAGAACATATAACGTATCATATTCAAAAGTTAGATGATAAAAATATGGATATGCTTCATACTATAATTGAAGGACCACCAGGAGTAGGAAAAACTGAATTAGGTAAAATACTAGGAAAGGTATATATGGCTATGGGAATTTTAAAAAATAAAATTTTTAAGAAAGTATCTCGTTCAGATTTAGTAGCAAAATATTTAGGCCAAACAGCAATAAAAACCCAAGATTTGATTGATAGTTGTAGAGGTGGAGTAATGTTTATTGATGAAGTCTATTCTCTAGGAAGTAGATTATTAATGGATTCTTTTTCTAAGGAAGCAATTGATACCTTAAATCAAAATTTATCCGAAAGAAAAACAGAATTTATCTGTATTGTTGCTGGATATTCAAGAGAGATAGAGGAGTGTTTTTTATCATATAATCAAGGACTAAAATCTAGATTTCCAGTTAAATTTACAATAGACCCATATACCCCAAAAGAATTATTATCTATCTTTGAAAAAATTACAATTCAAAATGGTTGGTTTTTGGATGCTTCAATAGATATAAATTTCTTTAAGAAAAATTATAAAGAATTCCGTTATTATGGAAGAGATATGGAATTATTATTTACAAAAGCTAAAAGAGGTCATAGTAAAAGATTAATGTTAGAACCAGAAACTGAGAAGAAAATGTTAAATATTAGTGATTTAAATACTGGTTTTAATAGTTTTTTATTAAATCGTTAAAAATCAATTAAAGAAAATTATATTAATATATTAATGGAAAATATAGTTCATATACTTTACCTTAATAGCAAAGTTTTAGGAGTTTTCGATAAGAAGAGTTTATTAGATAGTTTTGTTGAAGGTTGCATTCAAAATAATTTTATCAAAAGAGAAAATTTATCAATAGAGATTTTTGAAATAAATACTTGTTATAAAAAAGTTTATAAACAAGTAAATACTTTTATTCCTCTCCTTGTTCATACAAAAGAAGAAAAAGAA